GAGGGATGATCACATATCAATGAACGGAACTAAGCCCATTGGTAAGGATGAAGAATTTGTATTGCCTGATGGCTCAAGAATGTTACATCCATCAGCAGAAGGTGGTAACCCAAAGCAAGTAATTAACTGCCGATGCAGGGCAATCTTTGAAGTAGACTTCGATAAGATTTAGTATATTTGCAAAAATGAAGAAAGTGTTTTCAACCAAAGATATTGCGTATTCTGTCAAAGATATGGATATGAAGCAAGGCATAGTTCAGCTTTATGCTTCAACCTTTGACAAGTTAGATGATGATGGCGATATAATGCGTAGAGGTGCATTCACAAAAACCATTCAAGAAAATGGTGTAGAAGGCAAGAATAGAATCAAGCAGTTGTACCAGCACGATGTAACCAATATCATTGGTAAACCAATAAAAATGTTTGAAGATGAAAAAGGTCTTTACATTGAATCTTATATAACCGAAAAAGAAAATGGTGATTACAGAAAGATGTATGAAGAGGGTTTAATCACAGAGCATTCAATAGGGTTTATGACTATGAATGACAACAAGATGGAATCAGGGGAAAACGAAATAACAGAAGTAAAGTTGTTTGAATATTCAGCAGTGACCTATGGTGCAAATGAGGATACACCTGTGGTTGGTATGAAATCAAGCAAGTCATTATTAGAAAGACTTGAAACAATAAGCAAGGTGCTAAAGAAAGGCACATTAACAGATGATGGCTTTAAGCAACTGCAAGTCGAGTATGAGCAGTTGAAAGCATATATTTTGAAATCACTTGAAACAGAAAGTCAGCCGACAGATGATGTCACTACCGAAGAAGTAGAGCCGATTGATTTAGTTAAACTATTTAACGAACTTTAAAAATGGAAAAAATTGTAGAAGAAATCAAGGCACTAAAATCTGAAGTAGATAGTAAGATTGAAGCCAAAGCATCAGAAGTAGCAGATGCTAAAGTAAAAGAAGCTACTGAAAACTTTGAAGCTAAGCTAAACGAAGTACAAGCACACATCGACCAAGTTGATGTATTGGTACAAGATAGCGTAGATTTAAACACTAAGACTAACGAAAAGAAATCTTTCAATGTGATCATCAAAGACATCGTAAACGAGAACTTTGAGCAAATCTCTAAGGTACGAAAAGGTCGTGCATTTTCTACTAAAGCAGTAGGCAATATGACTTTGAGTGCAAATTTGACAGGTGATCAAATCAGAATCTATGGGGATGAGGTTGCAGTTGTACCTTCACCAAAATTAAATGTAGCTGACCTTGTTGGCACAATTAATATTGATGGAGGCACTTACACTTTCCCAAGAGAATCAGGAAGTGAAGGTGCTATCGCTACACAAACAGAGGGAAGCGATAAGTCACAAATAGATTACGACATCACTATGGTAGATGTAAACACAGACTTCATCGCTGGGTTTGCAGTTTATTCTAAGAAGATGGCTAATAACTTGCCATTCCTTGAATCATTCCTACCTGAAGCATTGCGTAGAGATTACATCAAGCAAGAGAATAGCACTTTCTACACTACATTGGCAAGTGGGGTTACTGCATCAACAGAAACCATCACAAGCAAAAACAAAATAGAAATGCTTATTAATGACATCGCTGGACTTGAGCAATTAAACTTCGCACCAAACGGAGTTGTGATCAGACCAAGTGATTTCTTTGACATCTTGAAAACTGAAAAATCAACAGGTGCTGGATACGGATTGCCACCATACGTTTCTTACGAGAACGGACAGATGAGAATCAATGGTATTCCTGTATACAGAGCAACTTGGGTAGCATCTAACAAATACTTGGTAGGTGATTGGTCTAATGTTAAACGAATCGTAACCGAAGGTCTAAGTGTAGACTTTTCTGATAGCGATGAGGATAACTTCAGAAAGAACAACATCACTGCAAGAGTAGAAGCACAAGTTGGACTTGCTATTGAAAGAACAGATGCACTAAGATTAGGTGATTTCACTAACACTTAATAAGTATCTAAACTAATAGAAAGAGCCATCCTTAACAGGGTGGCTTTTTTTGTATATTTGCAAAAATGGAAAAGGTTAAATTGTCAAAGACAAATACATACATCTGCATCCATCCTATTTACTTAGATAGAATCTACAAGCAAGGAAGCATAATAACTATTGACAACATAGCACAGGCAATGGATTTGATACAAAAAAAGATGATTAAAAAATACCAATCTGAAGTAGAAAAAGTTGGTAATGAAGCGTTGAAAGAAAAGCAACAAATAGACTTAGAAGAAAACATCTTAGAAGTGCTTAGGGTGAAGTATGCGAAGCAATATGGTAAAGCAGTACCAAATAGATACAAGAACAACGTAGAATGGATTAAGGCAAAACTATGAGCATATACCAAGTCAGAAACACGATCACAAGAAGTGGCACAGAGCCGATAACAAGGACTGAAGCCAAGAACTATATGAAGGTAGACAACACAACAGATGATGACCTTATTGATGATATTATTGCTAATGTGGTACAAAAAGCAGAAGGGTATGTAAACAAGCAAATGAATACAGACCTTTACATAGTTGGCAACTACATCATAAAAGAGCAAAGACCACGAGAAGAATATTATGAGTTGGACTTGCTATATCCACAATCCACCATTACAATCACAAGCATCACAAAAGAAATAGGTGGCGAAACTGCTGATACAATCAATTCAAACTTTTATTGGGTGTATGGCAATAGGTTGTACATCAATGACTACTTAGATGAATACTTTGTAAAGGTTACCTACACTGCTACAACAAGCGACACAGACAAGTTTAAAATGCCTTTGCTTAGATTGGTTGATGATGTGTATGTAAATAGAGAAGATAGTTATACAGGCACAATCACTGCTGAATTAAAAGCTAATTCATATAAATACTTAGACCCATTCAAAGACTTTGGCACAATAGTATGATAAGACTTTATTGTGCAGTTCATAAGCGACCTGAAATGACAAGGATGTTTTTACGCAACCTTGAATATATCAGAGAACAAACAAGAAAGGAACTGCCATTGACTGCGGTGTATAGCACAGATGAAGACAAAGAACTTCTTGAAGAATTTAATGTGGATCAAATAGTTTATGCAGACAATGAGCCATTAAGCTATAAAAACAACATTGGCATAGGTGCAACATTTGAGAGGGAATGGGATAGATTGATTCAGTTGGGTAGTGATTCACTAATCACAAAAGATATGATTTATGCGATTGAAAACACAAAGCACGATTTTACTGCATTTAACAAATGTTATTTCTACGACCAAGTAAGTGATGAAGCTATCTTGTGGGAAATGACAGGATACATTGGGTCAGGTAGGTCATTCAGTCGTTCAATGTTAGCCAAGTGCTGGGCGAGTAAATATCTAACCACAAGAACATTTTACCATTTTAGAAAAGGTCAAGAACACTTTGTGCCTGATGGTTGCTACCGATATTATAGAAGAAAAGACTGCATCAGCGTTTCACCAATATCTAAGGAGAGAAGATTTATGCTATGGCAACAGCCATTGATGAAGGGATTGGACAGAGAGTCAAACAGAGTGCTTGAAGAAATAGGATACAAGGTCCAAGTCATTGAGGGGATACACCAAGTAGAAATAAAAGGCGATTTCAATATCACACCATTTAAAAGAATAAAGAGCAGAGCAAAGGTCATAGACAAGTCAATACCATTAGATTTAATAAATTATGAAAGGTTACAAAAAGTTTAAAGAAATATTTTACTATTCGGATTCAGAGCCAAACGAAGTCCTAATCGCGTTGTGCCACATCATCTGCCTACCAGCTTCTTTGATTATGGAGTTTCACACACCAAATTGGTGGTTGTTATTTGTGGGTATTTTTTCAGGTGCTTTTCAGTTATATGCAGTATTGTTTGATGAAAGGTTAAAGATGCGATTAATAGCAGTTCAGGTAGCGTGTTTGATTGCCTTTAGTACTTGCATAAATCTAATGATGGCTGGACTTATGAAGGGCAGTAGGACAGGGTGGTTTTTAATCTTTATTTTTGCAGTATGGAACTGCATTCGTGTGTTTCGTGAAATGATAGAAAAGAATGGATAATAATATAACACAAATCATAGCTACAATCGCTGGGGTGCTTACATCAGGTGCAATATGGAAATACTTAGAAAATAGAATGAAAACCAAAGCACAAGAACGTAAAGAACGAATAGCTAATGATGATGGTGTTTTGTATAGAGATGATTTAAAATCGAGGGTAAAGAATCTTGAGACCTTACTTGCCAATAGTGCTGATGAAAAAGAAGACCTAAGAACACAAGTTTTAAACCTGACTGCTGAAGTAAACGCACTTCGTGTTAAGGTAGAATTCTTAGAAAAAGAAAACCAAAGGCTTAAAGGATGAGATATAGACTAAGACTATCAGTGGAACTAAATAGAAGGGTTGAAGTCAAACGTGCTTCATCTTCAAGGGATAGTCTTGGTGGTCTTGTGCAAACCTTATCAACTATTTCGACCAGATGGGCAGACATACGAGAAAAGATGGTGAACTATAATAGTGACAATGGGATTGAGTTTTTAAAAGCCTTTGAGGTGTATATGAGAAACGGAGATGTAAAGATGGGTGATATACTGACCTTTGATAATAGAAACCACATCATCACACAGATAGAAGATATAGACAAACATTCAATAAAATGCCTTTGCCAAAGTCGTGATTAGTGTAGAAGTAAATGGCAAAGCTGTAAGGAAAATACTTGAAAAAGTAAAGAAAGATGAAATAAAAAAGGCAAGAACAAGCCTTAAAGCATCTTTGGTCGAAGGTGCTGGTGTGTCTGCTAAAAATGCACCTGTTGGTACACCTGAATCAACAGGGATAAAAGGATATAGAGGTGGTACATTAAGGCAGTCTATTGATGACCGCATAACCGACCCAAAAGGATTAGATGGGGAAATATTTACAGGTGTAGAATATGCTAAATTTCAAAACAATGGAACTTCAACAATAAGGGGTAAAAGATTTATGGAAAAGGGGATAAGACAAGCACAAAGGGTCTTTATTAAATTGATGAAAAGATAGTATATTTGCAAAAGTATGGCAAAGATAAACGCAACAGATTACTTACTTTACATAGATGGTAATTCAGTAGGTAGCTTACAAAGTATTTCTATCTCTATCAATAACGAGATAATTGACACAACCACAAAAGATTCAGGTGGATTTGAAGAACACATTGCTGGGGGTGGATTGAGAGGTGCTGAAATATCCTTTAATGGATTAGAAGACCCAACAAACACAATAGACATTGAAGCACTTTACACAGAGATTTCAGCAAGAACAGGTTTTGCCTTTAGGATTTCAACTACCGATACTGCTAAATACCAATGGACAGGTAATGGCACATTGACTTCTTTGGAACAAGAATTTCCAATGGAGGATGCAGTAACCTTTTCAGGAACTATCAAAGTAAACGGAACTCTTACAAGGGAACTTACCACATAGTAAATGAACATACTTAACTTAGAAATTGAAAACAAGGTTATCACTTGTAAATTCGGTATACTTGCGCTTAAGCTTTATTGCGAAGATCAAAAGATTGGACTTGAAGATTTAGCTGACCATTTAGTAAAACAGAACATATTTGCTATTGGTGACATAATATACTTTGCCTATGTGGCCAACTGCAATATTAATGGCATACCTGTTGAACTAACTAAACACCAAGCATCCGAATGGTTAGAGCATATGGATGAAGAGCAAATAGAAGATGTAAATAATGCAATATCTGAAATAAAGATTTTTGGCAAAAGTATGTCAGACAATTCAGATAAAAAAAAATAACATTTCAAGAACTATTTAAGTCAGGCGTTAAGGCAGGTCTTACTTTGGAACAAATATCAGGGATGACAATACAAGAGTTGTCCCTTTTTTGTTTAGGTATAGAAGAAAGGGAACGTGAAGAATACAAACGCACACAATTTTTAATGTGGGCAAGTATTCAACCACATTCAAAGAAAAGGATAAGACCTGATAGTTTGTTGGGTGTCAAAACTTTTGAATATAAATCAATGTCAAAAGAACGATATTTGCAAATGAAAGAGAAAATAGAAAGTACAAAATCATTTAAAGAATGGCAAAAACACTACAAGAAGAACTAATAGTTAAGATAAAGGCAGATGTAAGCGAACTGATAAAAAAGATTGATCAAGCCAATGCTAAGGTTAGTGGATTTGCTAAGAAAACAAAAAGCGTAGGACAAAAATTAACAAAAAACATATCTCTTCCTATTGTTGCTTTGGGTGGTGTGGCAGTCGCTAATGCAGTCAAATTTGAAAAACTTGCCACATCGTTAAACGTACTTACAGGTTCAGCAGATGAAGGTACAAAGGCGTTTAAAAGATTACAGGATTTCTCGGCACAAACACCTTTTCAATTAGATGATTTAGTAGAAGTAAACAATATGCTTTTAGGTTTTGGTCAATCATCAGACCAAGCCTTTCAAAGTTTAACAATGTTGTCAGATATATCCGCAGTTTCAGGTGGGGATTTAAGTCGAATGGCAGTAGCTTTTGGTCAGTCTTCAGCTGCAGGAAGAGTAATGACTCAGGACTTAAATCAGTTCATAAATAATGGAGTTCCCATTTTTGGAATACTTGGTGATTTACTTGGCAAAAACGCTGGGGAAATAAGAGATTTAGCATCAGAAGGTAAAATAAGTTTCGATGTGCTTAATGAAGCGTTTAGGCAAGCTACAAGTGAGGGAGGTACTTTCTTCAAGGGAACTGCTACTTTAAGTCAAACCTTAGGTGGTAGATTATCTACACTACGAGATAATTTCAATTTGATGACTGCTGATATTGGTGATCTCATAGGGGAAGCACTTACGCCTTTAGTTTTAACTGCAACTAAATTGATGCAAAGATTTAGAGCATTAAACCCTGTCACAAAAAAAATAATTGTAGTCGTGGGTGGTTTATTAGGAATCATAGGACCTTTGGCTATAGCAATAGGCTCATTGATACCGATTATAGCCACACTTGGTGCAACACTTAATATTGCTTTATTGCCTGTTACTGCAATAATTGCAGGCATTGCAGCATTAACTGCAGGATTTATTTATGTAAGGGCGAATTCAGAAAAGCTGACCAATGAGTTAAAATTCTTAATTCAAACATTAGCACAAGCAGGTGCAACAATTTTAAGAGTGTTACTTAAGCCTGTAGAGTTAGTGATTGATGCATTTGCAGCACTTTCTAAAGCAATCGGTAAGCCATTTGAAGAAGATAGTCCAATAAAAAAGTTTAGAAAAAACTTAAAAGAATTTGCTGATAAAGATATCAAAAGAGTTAAGGTCGAAGGCAAGTCTATGGGCGAGGCATTAAAAACTGCTTTGGGTGGGAATCCTGTCCAAAACCTAAGTACTGGTTTTAAAGGTCTTAATGTTGAAATAGAAGATACCAAAACCAAGTTAAAAGAATTAAAAGAAATAAACGACAGGTTTGTAGATACAAGTCTTTTTGGACAAACAAGAGATAAGAAAATTAGAAGAAAAGAAGTAACTCCATTTAGTCAGGAGTCTAAATTTCAACCTAAACAATTAAGTGGAGGGTTTTTTCCTGTTTCTACGTTTACAAAAGAAGAAAGGGAAGAAATGCATAAATATGAGGCTAATCTGCAAAGAATGGCAGATTTTACTAATCAAACAAATCAGGCAATCTCAAATTCATTTCAAGGTTTAGCAGAGAATGTAGCTACATCATTAGGTGATGCAATAACAGGTGTTAAAGGTTTTGGAGAGAGTATGACTAACATTATTTTTGGAACATTAGCTGATTTAGCCATAAAGGTTGGTAAGATCGCAATAGGTGTTGGTATTGCAGTTGAAGGTATAAAGAAAGCATTACAAACCTTAAACCCTGTAGTGGCAGTAATAGCAGGTGTAGCGTTGATTGCATTAGGAACTGCAGTCAAAGGTGCTTTAGCAAACGCTGCAGATACTCCTGCTTTTGCCAATGGTGGAATCGTAGGTGGTACATCTTTTCAGGGTGATAGGGTATTGGCAAGGGTCAATAGTGGTGAAATGATATTGAACAAAGCACAACAAGGCAGATTATTTGGAATGATTAACAATCCTAATATGGGCAGTTCAGTTGGCTTTGGTGGAAGGTTAAGAGGTGAGGATATATTTTTTAGTCAAGAAAGAAGTACAAATAGACTAAGCAGATACAGATGAGTGATTTAATTACAAGAGCAACAATAGAGGGTAATGATAAATTTGGCACAGGTCAGAATGGTGCTAAATATCGTATTAAGATACTACAAAAAAGAAAAGCATTTATCAGTCGATGGACAACCAATGCAGGGTCAGGTGGGTCAAATACTGACCAAGTACAACTGCCATTGATTAGTGGCAAGACTTACAATATGGTTGTAGATTGGGGTGATGGCACAAGCGATACGATTACTGCTTACAATCAAGCTGAAACATTGCACACCTATTCAAGTGTAGGAACGTACACTATTACAATGACAGGAACTAATGGTGGTCTTAAGTTTAACAATGGTGGTGATAAAGCTAAAATAAATCAGATAAGCCAATGGGGAACATTAGATATAAGTACAGAAAGAACTTTTTTTGGTTGTGGAAATTTAGATGTAATAGCTACGGATGCACCTATAATTTCATCCACAAATTTTACAAATACTTTTAGGGCTTGTACAGCATTGACAGGTGGTTGTGATAATTGGGATGTGTCAAGTGTTACGGATATGGGATTTATGTTTAAAGATTGTACTAATTTCAATGGCGATGTTTCTAATTGGAATATAGAAAGTGTAACTAACTTTGCTGGTATTTTTAATGGTTGTACAAATTTTAATCAGCCGATTGGCAAATGGAATATTACAAGTAATGTTACCAACATAGAAGCTTTAGTCCTTAACTGCACTTCTTTCAATCAAAATTTAGGAAATTGGGATGTATCAGGTTGCACTAAACTAAATAATGTGTTTTTTGGTACTTCATTTGATGTATCATTTGTTGAAAATTGGAATGTGTCAAGTGCGTGTACTACATTGAATAGAATGTTTTACAACATAGGCGATAACATTGGAAATGTTAATTTAAACCATTGGGATGTGTCTAATGTAACAGACTTTGCACAAGTTTTTTTGAGTTCTAACTTTAACGGAGATATCACAGGTTGGGATGTTAGTAGTGGAACAAGATTTTTAGGTATGTTTCAACGTTCTGATTTTAACCAAGATATTGGAAGTTGGGATGTGAGTGGTGTAAATGATTCAAATGACTTTCTAAATATG